TAACAAGAGAATATGGCGCAATAATTTCATCTTCCTGCGTGTTATCCCCAACTACGGCAAGGAATGGATTGTTTTTCTTTGCAACTCCGCCAGAAGCCAAATGAGGCACATCATCTGGATCAAGCGAAATTGATCTAGCAGAGAAGCCTCCACCTCGTTGGCTGCTAGTTGTTTTGGGTTTATCCCCCCCGCCGTTAACCAGTGCGATAATTGCCGCAAGGGCCACAAGAGCGGCTGTGACTGCAATAATTATTGGTAACCAAGATGACATTGCAGCTCCAGCCATTCCCGCTACTGTAGCGATTGCCGAAATGATACCCGCAATGGGGCTAATCGCAGCAACCAACAGCAAAATAACTCCTATCGCTGTTTGAACTGGGCCTGGTAACGAGTTGAAGAAGTTTAAAATTTTAGTACCTAACTCTACAAGGCTCGTAAGAAATGGTTGCACTGTTTCTGCCAATACAGCCATTGATTCCTGAAATCTAATGGTTGACTCCCTGTTTTGGACAAGCCCTTCATTGTTTTTTCTCCATCCTTCATACGCTCCAGCTAGTGGCCCATTAACAAGTGTCGAGAGTGCAAGTTCTTGCCGTTGAGTCTCATCTGTGCAAAGTGCAAGGCTTTCAGAAAAACTTTCGGCACTTATTCCCACTCGATCCAAGAATTCCGCAAACTGTCCTGTTGCTTCTCCCGTTGCTATGGTTTCTTGTAGACTATCAGCGAGGCTTTCTATCTTAATTGTGTCTGGAAATGTGGTTGCAGCATTTGCAAGTCCCTCAACCGCTTTTTGTAGATTGCTCTCTGTAAATCCTGCTTGCAGCAAATTAGACACAGCCTCTACACTACTGTCAGTTTCTCCGGACACGACATAGAGATCTTCAAACGCCTTTTTAGTTGCATCTAGCCCGACACCAGCTTGTCTTGCATTATTTTCAAGCATGGACAACGACGTTCTTAATTCTTCTGTGGCAGGAACTGTTACAACGGCCGCAGTTAAAATTCCAGTTGCCGCCGTAGATATACCTTTTGTCGCATTTTGTACTTTTCCCGCTCCATCAGCAATATTTCCTGCCGCAGCACTAATTTTAGACCCAGCAACACTAAAATCGTCCAGCGCCTTTTCCGCATCTTTAGCCGCCTCTTTTGTTTCGACTAATTCCCGTTGCAAAGCATCATACTGTTCCTGACTTATTCTTGTCCCAGAAAATTCAGCTTCAACTTCCTTTTGCTTTTCTTTTAATGCATCCAACGTCTGCGTTGTTTCATAAACAGACTTTCTGAAATTATTGTATGTCTCTGTTGAAATTTTCCCTGATGCTAAATCTTGTTCCATCCGCTCTTGGTTCGCCTGCAAACCTTTTAATGATGCTGATACTTCATCAATTTCTTGTTTCAACGGAGCATACTTCGCTTCATATGCCTTTCCTCTTGATAGTGCATCATCTGCTGTTTTGGCAGCTTCTTCCAAAGTTTTTAATTTTTCACTTGTCGCTGAAACAGCATTTGCTAAAAGCCTTTGCTTTTGCTCCAGCAACTCTGTATTGCCAGGGTCCATCTTTAGGGCCTTTTCAACCGCCTTTAACTCTTTCTGTGTAGTCGATATGGTTTTATTAGTCCCAGAAAGAGCCTTGTCCAATTTCTTGGTATCTCCACCAATTTCAATCGTAATTCCTTTGATTTTGTTTGCCATAAGCACCTCTTAAAATCGGTCCATGTCCTCCTGCGTAGCTAGAACTGGATGGTCTTCCTGGTCATTTTCATATTCTGAATACATTTCATTAATCATTCCGATTGTCAATAGCTCCATATCTCGGATAGAAATTCCAAGCTGGACCGCCCTTAAAAGCAAAAGTGGTGTTGTAATTTCTCGATCTACTGCCCTAGTTTTTTTTTAGCTATGGCAAGAGATTCTGTATTCCCCTCCCACAAAGACTGTATAATCGGGAAAATCTGATATATGGAAAAAGTATTAAATTCCTCTAGCCAATCGTCTGGGCTTTCTGGTATTGCATCTTTCTCTGCGTGTTTGGCCATGATATAAGCCATATCTTCAAACAGTTGTAGTGCCTCTGGAGGGATGTTTTCAGCATCCCGGTTTTTTCTTTCCAGCGCCTTTTGAACGATTTTCATATCCTGAATAATATCCCGCCTAAATTTGATCCGGTAGAGCCGTGGTACAGCGGCAGTTGCTCGAAATTTAACTAATTTCCCATCAATTAAAATTTCAGTTTCCATATTTACACCCCTACTGGCGTAGGCTGCCAAACGGTCTTAAACCAATTATTCCGCACTTCTTCTGTGGTTTCATCTGTGGTCTTGGCCTTAATATTTCCATTCGCCAGTGGGGATGCGGTAATGGAAATCGTCTCAGTGCTGGGGGTTTTAGTTTCGTTAATAGTAGACCCGTCCTCGTTTGCTCGTGCGGCGGAGCAATTATACAGCGCTCGCAGGCTGGCCTTTTGATCCCCCTCAAATTGATACAACAACGCAAAGGGTTTCGCTTCCGCACCCGCATTTTCAATCTGTACCTTGGATGTAGTGTCAACAGTTTCGCCAAGAACATCAGTACGGAAGGAATCCGGAATCACGGCAATCTCCAAATCGCCCTGATAGCCGTTATTTGCGGTAGAAACATAATAAGCAATGTTATCCGCATAAAAGGTATTTGTATCTCCCTGCGGGGCTAAAGACATGCTTACCGCACCCGGCATAGGAACGGGAGTCCCGTATGTAATAGTGCCCTCCTCGCCTTCCTGCAAAAGCGCATAATGTACATTTTTTAGGCCAAATTTCACCTTATTCTTTGTTGCCATAATTACACCTCAATTTCATATGTGGTCTGGTACAGACGTTCACTTTCTATATATGTGCTGGTTTTGTCCCAATAGATTTCTGCTTCATCCAAAACAGTTTCTATTTTATTTTCATCTTCTGTGTCTCTTTGACTGGAATACAGTTCAATGTTGCAATGGGATATCTGAACGTACACCATATTATCTGCGGCAAAGTTATCAGTATAATCATCAAAATAGACTCCATACGGAGGCTTTGGCGGATGCTCCCAATGATGAAAAGTAAACGGAAGCCCAGTCGTTTTCAGGATTTTATCCAGTTCCTGATAATTCACTTGACTCCCGCCCTTTCTATCGTGTCTGTTATTTCTTGAATCAGCTTTTTTTCTGCTGCTTGCTCCGCTGGTCTGATATGCGGCTTCCCTTCAACTCTTCCTCCGCTTGCTTTTTGATGTCCGTACTCCAAAAGATGCGTTAACTGGTAATCAGTTTTATTGTAAATTACTACCCCAGAACTCCTTGCTGAAGATTTATATTGTCTTTTCCCCATTCTCCAGCCCTTTTTGTATCTACCGCTCCTCTTAGGCGATCTTGCCTTCACTTCTTTCAGGGCTTCTTTCCCTACTTTTTCAATATCCTTCCTAACCCCCTCTGATATTTCATCTTCGTAGTCAGAAAGAGTCCCCATGATAACACTAACTAACTTGTCCGCTTTTATGCTCATGTGGACACCTCCCACAAATTCGTGCTCGTTTCCTCTAATGAAAGCCTTGTTACGAGCATCCCATCCTCATCTTTTGTAGGAGTTACCTGCCTAATCAAATAATACCGATCCTCAATTCGAGCGATATCCTTTGTGCTAATCTGATTATCTCTCCAAATCTCAATCAGTAAATCTATCTGCTGATCTACTTTGGCGGCAGCATAATAGCGTTGGATTCCAACGGTCATTTCCCCAAAATAATGAGCGGATTTTTTCACAAGCTTTTCCACTTTGGGGGGCGGACCATTCTCGTCTACCGATACTCTGTAGATAGTCACTATCCCGGAGTCATGGAGCATTTCCCTCACTCCTCATCTTTTGGGATATGAGCAAATCATGGCGTATTCTTTTTAAATAGATAGGCTCCGATTCTCCATTGATTCGTTTCCTGTACATCCATGCAGCCGTGCCAACTACTAACTGGAGATAATCTTCTTCGTCATTCTCTACGATTCCTTGCCTCTCCAGGTTGGATTTTGCGGCCCTTATCATAGACAAAAGATAAGTATTATCTCCGGGGAGAGTCCCCAGGCGCTGAAGATCTATTTTTAAGATATCCAACGCCTGGGACTCAAACATTCCGCAGTTCATATTCATGCCCCCGTTTTAGTTACCGTGACCGTATAAATCTTTTCTCCCGTGTTATTTTTTGCGGTTATCTTTACAGTGTTTTCGCCATCTTCCCATGTTGCTGACGCTCCATTTTTATGTGGCTCTCCATTCACTGTAATTGTCACAGTCGATCCATTGGCTCCAGTTGCGCTAATTGTGTTGCTCTGATTTGTAGTGCTGGTACTATACTCTGTCACGCCGGGATCAAAAGTTGGTGTCAGAGTCAGCGCCCCTAACCCCAGCGAAGCCAGGGACGCTGTTAAGGGTTTGCGCTGTCAGGAGGGAAGGTCACGCTTGTAGTGGGAGCGGTATTGTTGATGTTCAGGACTCCAAAAGCCTCCCCAAACACAGGCATACCATCATAACGTGCAGTCCCCTTAAATACGGTCTGGTCCTCGATGAAGCGCACATGCTCGCTCTGAGCCAGGGTAGTTCCAGCCCGCTGGGCCAGAAGATAGAGGTCAAAATAGCCAAAGATTACATCGTTATCAGGAACGAAGTCCAGGGTAACAATATCCCCACCCAGGACTGGCATGGTATTCCCCTGACCGGATACGATAGCACCCGCCGCATTGATGACCAGCGCCTCAGCAGTCAGCTTCGCCTTTGTGGTCTCGTTCATGACCCAAGTCAGGCTGCCTCTGGCATAAGTAGACCGGGCGACACCCGCAGTCAGGATAATGGATTTATAGAGTTCCGCGCCGGTAGCCGCAGTCAGCTTGACGATATTACTGGTGTGGACATCCTTCCATGTCGGCGCATTCGCTCCCCAGTCATCCGGCTCTGTGGCTTGCGCCAGCCGGGTCACTACGCCAATCGGCATCTTCTTTCCGGTCCCATAAAGGATAGCCTTGTCCAGCGCATAACCAATCGCTTGCCCCAACGCCTCCATAATCTCGCTAGCCAGAGACAGGTCGGAGTCCTCCAAGGTCGCATTGCAGATGGCGATAAAGCCGCCGACCTTGTAACCGTCAACTTCAATCTGGTTAAAGGAAAGCTCCAGCTCGTTCAGCTTGGCGCACATCTCGGTCCAGACGGCCTCAGGGACCGTGCCCATGATATTCTGGCGAGCCGTTCCGGGCACACTCCGCAGATTTACGCGGGAAATCATTTTAGAGTATTTGCTGATGTTCTCGCGGATCAGTCCAAGCATAACATCCGGGATCGTCAGTTCTGCGCCAGTAATAGACCGATTCTGTTTCCCAAGCTCACGCACTCTCGTAAGGAAATCCTTTACATCCTGCCGGGCGAAAAAAGCGTCGCGCCGCTGTGCGTCCAAGCCAAAAAAGGTTCTATTTTCCATGTCAAACTTCTCCTCTCGTTTTTCAGAATTTTGAGGTTTAGGCGCATTTCTGGCCAACTCCTCAATCTCGGTTTCAATGTCCTTAATTTCTCCTTCCAGTTTCCCGGTGGCATCTTCGTTTTCAGCTTTTTCCTGTTCGAACTGTTCTACCGCTTCCTCCACCGCAGACTTTTCCTCGTCCGTCTCAGCTTCATTGATGGACTGCTCCAGTTCTGCTTCTCTGGTCTGGAGCTGTTCTGCCGCCTTTCTAAGTTCCTCCAGTTGCTCTTTCTTTTCGTTAAGCCTCTTTTTCAGAACCAATGCTTTTAATGCCATTTTATTTCCCTCCAGTTTCATTCTGTTGATGTTGATTTAATCTTTTGAGCAATGTGTTTCTCCATGCGTCTATCTTCCGTTTCTGGATATCCTCGTAGTCTCTCTTTCTTGCTACCACTGCGGTATCTTCATAGGCCGGAAAAGTACAGACGCTCACCTCATAGAGCTTTACCTTGCGGATAGTCCAGTGAACACTACCGTCCTCTCGATTTTCTGTCTCCTCATCGAGAATCGAAAAACCAAAAGAGCATTGAGTGATGTCGCCTCTCTGTACACGAGCATATAGGTTCATTGCATCACTGTCATCTTGGTTGATTTTGATGCGACCCCATAGCCCATGATTATCCTCGCGCAACTCCAATGTGTTTGCCGTTGTCCTCCCTAGCACAAGCCGTGTCTCATGGTCTACCAAGGCTCTGATATCCTCATCTAACGTTTCCGAAAATGCCCCGCGAGCTACGCTCTCAGACGCTCCAGGCCACAGGTCATAGTTGCTGTCAAAAACGGAAAAGTATCCTTCGATATAGAGTTCCCCGCCATCCTCCGACCTTGTTTTAAATGCGCCTGATATACTTCTGGTCTGCATATCCTCTCTATTCAATGTTTTCACCTCCATTCAACTTGGCTTGATCTGCAATCATTCCCCTCGGAATGTAATTTTCTAGGATGACCAAATCATCCAGTCCAGGCAGCGGAGTCATGCCCAGCCAGTCCCGGACCTCATTCCCTGTCATAATCCCTCTGACATATAATTCCTGCCCGATGTTTGCCATATCCTTCATGTCGTAGGCATGAAGTGTCCGTGAGTTGAACCTGAAATAGAGATCTGGCGAATACAGGAGTTTAAGTGTCAGTTCCTGCTCGATCCTTTTCGATAGCGGCATGAGCTTACTGTCAACAAAGTTGTTCCACTCGTCCCTGTTGTAGCTTCCAACTCCGACCACAAATGGCGGGACTCCAATAATTCCGGCGACAGTTCGCTTGTCTATTGTTACTGAGTCGTTGATTGCAAGGTCATTTAGCGTAAGTGGTTTAATTTCTTTTACATCAAACATTTCTGCCGGAATCATCCAGGGTTCTCCTGCTTCTGAGGTCTCCAGGTAGCTATCTAGCAGTTTTTTCCGGCCTTCTCTGCTCGAAAACTCATCCGTCAGACCATCGACCTTTACAACGATAGACGGCTTCCACTTGGACTCCATAAATCCTCTTTTGGTTGCCGCCGCTTGCTTCAGGTTGTGAGCAACGTCTTTCAGCGTTACACGATATCCGTGACCTAACCACGGGGTTTCTGGATCTTGATTGATTGCAAAATGCAATACTTCATCGGGCCTAAAAGTTTGATTCCCGTATCGTATGTAGTAGCTCCTCCCATCTGGGATAAACGAGATCATAGAAGGCTGTAAAATCTCCAGGTCCTCAATCAAATCCCCTCCCCTGGAAAATTTGGGATAAACCACACAGTTCCCATCTCCGTCGATGAGGAGCGTTCGGACTATTGTGGAGATAAATGCGGATCTGGTGAGATTCCCACTTGGGTTGATGTCCAACTTTCTGGACAGGCCATTTTTAATCCGAACATCCCCGTCCTCCGTGTTCTGCATGAGGTGTATGGTCATGGACCCCATCAAATCGGCAATGCGCCCAGCCGCCATTTGTATTTCTGGGTTGTCAGCCAATCTTGTATATCCAGAAACGCAAAGCATATCGTAGGCATCAGTCGATAGCAGGAAACTAACCGCTGAATTAGGATGTCCGCGCGCTGTTGTATGGCTGCTTCGTTTTTTTCTGCTCAACGGCTATTCCTCCTCAAACCATCGTTTTGCTCTGTCTCTGCGCTCCATATCCTCTAGCTTTCTAATACAGGCAAATACAGATGAGTCAAATATATCGATTCTTTGCTCTGGCTGTACCTTGTCGTATTGGATCATATCATCCGTCTTTTCAACCGCTCTCACGTTCTGTACGCAGTATTCGTATGCTTCAGAATGGAGATAATAGAGTTCTCCATTTTTTGCCCGATCTTCAATGTAGCGGAAACCCTCGGATTTTTTGTAAAAGTATTGGGGCTGATCCAAAATTTTAAATCCCGCCTGCTTCATCCCCAGGAAATACTCACGGCAAAACTTTCGGTCATGTCCAACCTGTTTGATCTTAAACCCTTTTTTTCGCATACTGATAAACCAGTTGATTACATCAGCATGGTTAACTGTAGGGCTGTTACACATATCCAGCCAGCCATCATCTTTCCAGCCAAAAAGCGGTATTCCATCCTCATCGGCTTTTTTGTAGGCAGCGACTACCGGGAACCATGCGTGTGGGATAATGATATCTACATCGACCGTTTTGTTATCTTTCCTCCGGTATCCTTTCAGCGTCCCATAGAGCGCTGCTGCGGTCAGGTCGTAGAGCTTCGATAGGTCGGCCCCTCCATACCATGTGATAGGAAGTTTTGCCAAGTCCTCTATTGTCCAGTTGTACTGCCGGTCGCTCTTGCGGAATTCATCGATATCAAAATAGGCAGCCAATGCATTTGTGTAAACATTCAGTGACTTTGCGAAAAAGTCTTTTCTCTGCTGAGGGTCATTCTGGGCCTGCAAAGAATCATTCAGAATTTCATCTGGCCGGATGCTAACCCCGTAAGCTGGATTTGCCATCTCGTGGATTTTAGGGTCTGTATAATCTACACTCCCATCTTTTACCCCCTCCGGGGCGCAGCACATGAAAATGAAATACTGTTCATCCTTTACCGTTCCGTTCAGGATCTTCCTGCAATATTTCAATCGTTGCCCAAGAAACGCCTGTTCGTTATCTCCGGCAGTTGAAATTCCAATCAGGAGTTTGTTGGTATATGCCTTCATGGCCTCCTTAAAAAGGTTGTATTGCTTCGGCTGTTTAAATGCGTGAATCTCATCGCAGATAGCAATGTTGCAGTTTAGGGAGTCCTGACTGTCTGGGTTAGCGGCCAGCGCCCGAATATAGAATGAACCGTCTCCCAGTGTGGCCGACAGGCTGTGCTCGTTATTGTTGTCTATGACCCGCACAGACCCACCATCCCTGGAATCTTCACCCATCCGCTTTACGTTGTAGTTCAAAAAATTGAATGACTCTAACGATTGCATCAGGGCTGCGGATGCAATATACATCTTAGAGCCTGACCTTCGAAACAGGAGGGATAAGGCCCAGGACAGTGAGGCAGCAAAAGAGGTCTTTATGTTTTTTCGGGGAATGTAAATGAGCGCTTCGTGGAATCGTAAAATATTGGTGCCTTTAAGCCGGAACCCAACCAGGTTATAAATAATAAATTTATGGAACGGCTCTAACAGAAACGGCGTCCCCCGCAACGGAGTCCCGTCCAGCCTTTCTCCCTGCTGGTGGCAAATGGTCTTTTCAATGACCTGGATGCAAAACTCTGGATCTTTGTGGTTTAATTCATAGTCTGGATTATTTAGATCCTGAAAGAATCGGTCAACCGCCTGCTTCAGCTCCTCACAGGCGATTTTTTTCCCGTCCCGTATCGATGTGGCGTACTCCAGGACAACATCCCAGTTTTTAGGCTTCGATTTTGGCAAGAGCTTGCTCCAGCCCTCCGGGCCTTTCTTTCTTTGGCCCATCTCCGGTCATTTTTTTGTAGCTGCTGGGTGTCATCCCAAGCTCCCGCCAGTACGCCAAAGCGGATTTATTTAGATCATCCCAGAGCACTAAAAGAGGGTTCTTGGTGATGTTAGTCGCGCCGCCTTTGTTAGTGTATTCCCGGACAGGATGGCAGCCTTCGTCCCTATACTGCTTATATACCGCATCCCTTTGTTCCAGGATATCCGCCAGGGTGGAGATAACAGAGTCGTATGCTTTTTCTTCGTTCCCCAGTTCGGCCATCTGCTTTTTTACGAGACGCTTCCATTGAACTGCTGTCATCCTTACACCCCTTTCTCAAAAAATGGTCTCAGAGTTGGAAAGAGTTCCCCTCACCGATCCCTTAGCGGGATTCCCCC